GGAATAATCAGAGCCTACCGCTGATATAGATACTGTTCCGCCGTTTATGGTGAACTTCCGGCGATCCATTGTCCCCGTACCTGAAGTGTTTTGAAAAAGATAATCTATGCGCATTCCGGTAGGCACGGTGTAAGACCACGTTCCTGTAGTCTGCCCATCTGTAAGGGTTGCAGTGTCCAAGACCAGAACTCTAACCAGGCCCGTATTGTTATCAACTCCATTAGCATCCCAAGTTGCTATTCCCCATTCAGCCATCTTAAAACACCCCCGTAATGCGACCAATCTGGACCCGAAGGACGCCGTTACCGTCGGCAACGCTGATGGTGTTATTGTCCTGCTTCATTTTGCCTTCCCCGGCCACAGCCCCGTAGTTTACAAATGTTCCAGCTTTGTTTAGTTGCCAACCAGTTGACCCGGCAACATAGTTGTTTGACTGGATGTAATTACCTATTTTTGCATTGTCTATCGACCCATCCTGAATAACCGCAGAGCGCAGGAATACCTGCCCGTTAAGGGCAGCAAATGCCAGCTGATAGCTACCTGCGGTGCTCCCGGTGTAAATCCCGAACTGGTCAGCATTGAAGGCGATGGTGGTTTTGTAGGAGCTGCCTGATGGCTCGATACCCATAGCCATCCCAGCCTTGTAGAACTGGTCACCCCGCTTAATTTGCAAACCAACATCATAGAAAGCTGATGCCGAACCATCGGAATTCACAGTTGCCGTCAGCTTCTCATTCACTGACGACGTGAGGTTCCCTATCTGAGCCTGAACAAGCGTGTTCTGCTCTGCCATCGCTTTGTCGACATCTGCGATGGTGGTTTTAACAGTGAGGACGTCAGCCCTTATTTCGCCAACTTGTTTAAACTGGTGGTCAACACTGGAGTCGAGATTAAGCGCGTTTTGAAGAATTGCTTCAATGCTGGTATCAATTTGCCCGGTAAGTCGGTCGAATGCCTCGGACTCACGGATGGCCTCGTCGATGATATCTATCATCCCTGGGATATCAGATGATGCCTTGCCTGATACTGCGACAAAGGCAGATACGCCAAAGGCATTCTTGGTCCTGACGTACATATAATACGTGGTGTCCGCCTTCAGGCCGTGCAGCGTCCACTGTGACGCCCTGCAAAAAAACTGAGCCTCATCTTCAATGCATCCGGCGCCAGATGCTGGGACCTCTCCCGTGTACCAAAACTCGAAAGAAGTGTCGGTTGTTGCCGTAACGTTCATCACCGGAACAATGTCAGCAGAGAAGAGTCCGGGCGTCCACTGAATGAAGGTAGGTGCGGACGGCGCGCCAATCACCAGGCTAACCTGAGTCTCAGCTCCCTTCATTCCATTCTCATTTCTCCCACGCACGCCCAGTGTGTAACTGCCAGCGTTGAGACCGTAAAAGTCATACCGGAACTGATCGGTTTCGTACTGAGCAACAACAGCCCCCTCAGTGGTGTAGACATAGAGCTCGAACACCAGCTTTTTTGTCGTCGTGGCTGTTTCCCATGTGGCAGTAACCTGCACGGTTTCGCTATTGGTGTTGATGATTTTCAGGTTTTCAACATTGGGGACGCGGTAACCATTTGCCGTATCAGATGGCACCTCAAATACCGCGCCTTCATCCACAATGGCCTGCTTGTTTGGGTTATGCAGGGTCGCAGAAATGCTGTAAAGCGAGTTATTGTCGTCCTCAGAGATACCCATGATCCGCCACAGCCTAGATGACACATCTCCGGTAGAAATGACGAATACGGTGCCATCCCTGACCCATGCTGGTGCGGATTTCAGTGTGATTGCTCTGCCCGATACGCTGGCAATCTCGTACTTCGCCAGCTTCCCGGAGGAATTCATAATCGACATAGAGTCGCCAGCCCCGGCAAACTCAGAAACATCAGCATCTACAGTGATAACTGGCCCGGCATGAGAAACTATCCTTCCACCAAGGCGAGTCGCTGCCCTGTTGTTGTCAATCTGTTCGATGATGTCACCAGGCAGGAACGCGATAGCATCCCTCGCCATGCGGAATGTAACTTTGTCCTTTTCCAGCTTAGCGCTCTCAACCAGCCATTTGGCCGTTCTGAGCGCCTGACCACGCGATGTGCAGCCAAACGCCTCGATGGTGGTTTCGTTATATTCGTAGCGGCTAATCAGCTCATCGTCAGAGTAGTACTCTTTCACCTGCTCCCACCCATTGCTTGGGTCGGTCCACGAAACGACCACTGCGTTATAGCGCTCTGAACGCTTCATGGCGCTGTAGGTAAACAGGCCATCGACAACGTTGGCGTTGGTGACTACAGCTACCGGATCCTGCGGTCGGTCAATCATGATTGAGAAGCGCATGCCATCCCACAGCGCTATGCCACGAAACATCCCGGCAATATCATCCAGAAGTTCACGCGCACTCTTTTGCTCGGTGATGTATGCATTAAGCGTAAACCGAGGTTCTTTGCCGCCATATCCATCATCAACTTCCTGATCGCAAAACTGCGACAGCACGTAAAGGCTACCGTCATCAACGTCAACGTACCCGGCACGGCGCGCGAGACCGTAGCGAGTGTTTTTCACCAACGCACGGAAAATCCAGGCTGGGTTATTAGTCCAGGCTGACTTGAATCCACCCGTCCAGATGCCCGTATATACGCGAGTAATCGGATTGTAGTTATCCGGCACATCAACAATAAGTCCGCGCAGGTGGTAGGTGCGATTAGGAGTGTCAGTGTACTGATCGCGGTCTATTACGGCGCCGCAGACAGCAGTAAAGGGATACGACAGGTTATCATCGGTGATTTCTGTATAGCTGTTCCAGATGGTGCCATTGTTGAGCAGGTCAGTGGTGCTGTCCGGCGTGATACGACGAACCCTGATATCAAATGGCTTCGTCTCCGGTGCATCAATCACATGCGCCTCCAGATATTCTCCAGAGATTTTACCGGAGATGGTCACCGTGGCCGCCACGTTGAAAGCTCCATTACCAGTTCTGGTTTCGATGACCATCGTCACCGAAGTGTTTTGCTGGTTGCCCTTGTCATCCTGCTGCACCAGAGATTTAACGCCAAGGTTCAGACGAACCCGCGTTACGTCCACATCAGTAATGGTGCGGACAAGAGGTGTTGCCTGCGTGACATCGGTATTAACGATCGACGTTGCTTCAATGGCCTGAAAGCCGTTAATCGGCAACTGACTGGCTGAGCCAGGGCGCCACGCCACGCTTACACCGGGAACGCTAACCACGCCTGCCGAATTCGTCACAGGCGTTTTGTTTAAGCGGAACGATGAGAGGTGCTCCTGGTCTACCGGCCCGTATATTGGGCCTTCAGATATGATGTCGAGTACGCGATAAAACTGCTTGGAAGTGAGGTTGTCGTTGATAAGAGTAGGAGTGCTACCGCCGCCGCCACCTGAGCCCATGATTCACCTTAACTTATGGAAATATTCCAGTTTTTATTGTTCGTTGTGTCGATACCGAGTGAGCCGATATTTGAGCCAACTAGCATCTCTCCCAGCAGGAGTGGAACGGGCCTGCCCTGCCCAATGCGGTTCTCTACGCTGGTATAGGAGTTGTTGGTTATTGAGTCGGACTGCGCTGCATCAGCTGAGGTTTTCGTCTTCATGTGCGATGTCATGTAAAGGGAGTAAGCAACCGATGCTACTGTCACGGCTACAAGAGCCCATACCACGAAGCCAGCCGCAGCAAATGAACCTTCAACAATCGGAACAAACAATACGGTCGCGCCGTCTTTCAAATGCCTGTCCATGTGAAACGCCAGCGTGTCTTGAGAAACGTCACTGCCATCAACGCGCATTCTGATTCTGAGGCTGTAAAAATCACGCTTAAATGCCGGGCACTGAGCCAGTAACAGGCGCAGTCCCTGTGAGGGCGTATCGACGTTTAAAGCGATTTGGCGGAAATGTCTTCGAAGATTCCCCGCAAATCTAAAGATGAGCATTGGTCGTGCCTCCATATTGAGTGTGTCAGGCGCAGGTAAGCAGGTCGTAATGGTTCGCGACGGCTTAGCCGGCCAGAGGATTCGTGGTGCAGAATGGTGTTATCGCCAAGGTAAATCATCGCGTGGCAAGGGTCGGACTCTGCGAACGCTCGCCGGATGATCACATCACCCGGCTGAGCATCTTCCATACTCACCTCGCTGAAGCCATTTGAGGCCATGTTCTTCAGGTAGAGATTCTCCTCGCGCACCCACCAACCATTGGTTCGCTCAAAGTCAGGAAGGTCGATTCCGCAAAGGTGATACGCATCGCGAAACACCGTGTAGCAGTCCATGACGCCATGATTGAAGGTACGCCCCAGCAGGTGAGGAACAGGCCGAAATTTTCGAAGCGTTCCACCGCTGGCTAGCCACCAATCAATCCCTGTAGCCACTTGTGCCTGCCTGTCAGCGCCTGACAGCACCAGCTTTGGCATGGGGTGAGAATGAAACACGGCGGTGATTTCTCCCGCCGCTTCTGCTGATAGCCAGTCATCGTCACTTATTCGAAAGTGGCCGCCCGGATCCGGGTGAATATTGCGACATTTAAACAATGTTCTGCCGTCCAGAATCAGGCCACACACCTCATCATTGGACGTCGCGGCGTAGGCAATGCATTCCTGTTCTATCATCACGACACCTTCGCAGAGCCCGGGAAGCCGCCATATGGCATTGCTGCAGGCTTGGGGTATCGCTTGCGACAGCCAGATGTGTGCTTTGAGCATTTGTCTTTGGATGGGTCAGTGGTGGGCCTGTCTTTCTCGTCAGCTACTGGTGGCCCTGAATACCCGCAACCCTGCCCCCGGTAAATCCACTGGCAAACGTCTGCAAGGATGGTGCGGGCCGGAATGATGGCGTTGTCGCAGTCAACGGGGGTAGCAAGGCTGTAGGTGACAGTTTCGAATGTCTCCTCCGTCATCTCTTCAATGACGTAGCGCGACACGGCCTCCATTGTTGGGTCCGCGTCAGGATTACCCCCGGGAAAGTTGACCGCATCGAGATGGGACACAAGCACCTGTCGACGCGTGACCACGGCGCCCAGCGCATCATCAAAGTCACTGTTGATGCCAGTAATCAGCCCGGTTATGTTCGCCACCTTCATCACCGGGCGCGAATACGTTCCTTCTGATTTAGTCTCGAAACCTTCAACCGCTATCGGATATGCGGAGTAAGCCAGGCCTTTCCATATCACGTTGTTGTAATAGCCGTTGGTTCCGGCGTGGAACCGGATGACGTCGCCACCGAATGACTGTAGGTCAACCTCG